ATGCTGTACCAGCGTTCCCAAGAAATCGAGAAGCGTTTGGAACAAGTGCTGGGACTGGTCCGCACCGGTAGCTATTCGACGCCCAAGATCGCAGAGGAAGTCGGGGCTTCGATTCCGACCGTCTCTCGCTGCGTGACGGCTTTGCGCGAACGTGGCCATGACATCAGAGCAGAGAAACATGCAGACGGTTGGCGATATGTGCTTGTTCGCCATCCGTCTAGACAGAAGGCAAAATGAGAAGGGGACGTCGTCGAGGTACGCGGTTACGCATGCCGCGGCTTCGATGCCGCCGGAGAACAAGGTAGGTGGATTATGAATGCAGACATTCTGAAACGCATCGTGCGTGCCATCGCCGAGGGTTCTCAAAGCGACCTGGAGCGGCTAGCACAATCGGTCGTCGATTCCGAGCGGAAGGTCGGGCACACAAAGCTGGCGGACCAATTGGCCGCCATCCTTGCACGCCCGCGGCAGAGCACGCCCCCCGCCAATGATAACCGCAAGACGTTGGTGGATCTGCCCACGAGCCGCAGGCACGGCGAATCGCTCGTAACGCTTATTCCCCGTGAGTTGCTGGAGCATCACATGGTGCTCCCAAATGAGATAGAAGCCCGCTTTGCACGGATCGAGAAAGAATACGCGGCCCGTGAACGGCTGGGTGCTTATGGGTTACGCCCGCGCAAAACCATTCTTCTCTACGGTCCACCCGGGTGCGGCAAGTCACTCGGGGCGAAGCGTCTCGCATGGAACGTGGGCCTCCCTCTCCTCAAGGTCCGCTTTGATGCTTTGATTTCGTCGTTCTTCGGTGAATCCGCTACCAATCTGCGTTCCGTTTTTGAATCAGCCAAAGAGCGCCCTTGCGTTCTGCTGCTGGACGAATGCGATTTTATCGCGCGGTGCAGAACCACATCCAAAGACATTGGCGAGGCTTCGCGGATTGTCAATGCCTTGCTGACCTTGATGGAAGAATACGATGCGCCGGGGCTGCTCGTGGCCACCACGAATATCGAGGACTCGCTTGACGCAGCGCTGTTTCGCCGCTTCGACGAAGTGTTCCTAGTGCCGCCGCCCGGCGACGCCGAGATCGAGAACATTCTTAAGCTGACGCTATCCGCCGTCGCCGTTGCCGAGAACCTCGAATGGCGACCAATCGTCCAGTCCTTGTCCGGTGCTTCCGCCGCGATGGTCGTGAAGGCGGCGCAGGACGCAGCCAAAGCGGCCGTGCTCGGCGGACAGAAGATCGTGACGGCCAGCCACCTCAAGGCGGCGATCGCGGAGCTGAAGCGTGAAGACAAGCCGTCGAGGAACGGATAATCAGCCATGCCGGGACCGCATCAGTTTGAGCATTTGCCATTGGTCCGCCGCGAGGACGGACCCGCCCGCTACGCGCGCCCACGGTTCGTAGAATCTCAGCTCACAAAGGACAACCGCGCCACGCAAGCAAGTCGCGGAGCACACAGCGGCAAGCTCCGTGGCCAGGTAACCACGGTCACGGGGAACTGGATAGCGCAGCGCGACGCCCGTACCGCGGCTGGCCTGCCCAAGATCGACAAGGGCATCCCGCTCCTGCTGCAAATTGATCCCGTCTTGGACATCGACGACCTGCGGCACTATTTCGGATTCGAGATCATTTCCGAGCAGGACGACGGCTTCGTCATCGTCGCCTCTGAAGACGAATCCCTCGCGTACTTCCAGCAGAAGCTCAACGATTTCATCGGAAGTGTCGAAGAATCGGTCAAAGGTTCAGCCGGAATCGCCAAGATTCACGAACTGCGGCAGGACCTGACCCAGGAAGAGCGGTTGCAGCGCATTTTGACCGAGCGGCTTTTCGCCGAGTTGCCATTGCTTGACACCGATACGCCTTACATCGTCGATGTGAGCATCTCCTGCCAGGGGAACTGGGTTGTACCCAAGAAACCGAAGCGCGGACGTCGCACCGATAAGACTTGGGCAAAGCTAGAAGCCGAGTGGTCGCAAAAGCGCACCGAAGCCTACGAGCAGTGGGACAAGCTCAAAGACGAGCGGTTAGAGACAGTTCGGCAATTCATCGACTTCTATCACGGCGAGATCACGGGCGACGCGGCCCCCAATTCCGACGTTCCGCCCGATTACTTCGAGTTGCGAATCAGGATTCCGGGCCGTGGCCTCAAGGATATGGTCCTCAACCACCCCTACATCTTTGAGGTGGCCGAACCAGACGACATCGAGCTTCCTCAGACCCACGCCCGCCAACTCCGCGACATTCAGACCAGGTTGACCATCAACCCGCCGGCTCAAGGCGCACCGGCCGTGTGCGTGATCGACAGCGGGATCCAGGAAGGGCACGTCCTGCTTGAACCGGCAATTGACAAGTCCACGTCGCGTTGCTTCCTGCCGGGCACCGCCGCGACGGATGTTGCGGACTACGTTCCCAGCGGTGGCCACGGCACCCGCGTCGCTGGCGCAGTTCTGTATGCCGATGATTTTAGGGACCAGGGCACCGTCGATTGCCAGACCTGGATTCAAAACGCTCGCGTGCTGAACGATCAGTGTAAGCTGCCCGAAGAGGTGCTGCCGCCTGCCCTCATTCGCGACGTGGTTCAGCACTTCCACAGCGGCCCACGACAGACGCGCATCTTCAACCATTCCATCAACGCCGACGCACCGTGCCGGCGCAAGCACATGTCGGCCTGGGCGGCGGAAATCGACCGTCTCTGCAACGAACACGACATTCTTGTCATCCAGAGCATCGGCAACCTTCGCCCATCCCATCCCGCGCCGAAAGCTGGCGTTGCCGAACTTCTGTCGTCGGGCAAAGCCTATCCCGCCTACCTCGGCGAAGAATGCTGCCGTCTGGCCAATCCGGCTCAGAGCCTTCAAGCCCTGACTGTGGGGTCAGTTGCCTACAACGTATACGAGCACGAGGACTGGCGGAGCTTCGCGTCACGCCCGGGAGATCCTTCAGCTTTTTCCCGCTCCGGCCTTGGCATCTGGGATTCCATCAAGCCGGAAGTCGTCGAGTTTGGTGGAGATTTCCTGCGGACGCCCGGCAACACTCCCAGCGTGTCCGCCCCAGGGCACGCGAAGGATTGCTACCCTCCCCTGGTGCGCTCAACGCTCTACGGCGGCCCGGCATTCGACCGCGATGATGTCGGAACTTCCTACGCTGCCCCGAAGGTTGCTCGCATCGCCGCCCGACTGCAAGCTGTGTTGCCGAACGAATCCTGCCTGCTCTACCGCGCACTGATCGTTCAATCGGCACGATGGCCCGAATGGGCGCGCGACTTACCGCCCGAACAGCAAACTACCTTGATGGCTCGGATTGGCTACGGCGTGCCCGACATCGATCGGGCCAGCAAGAATACAGCACACCGCACGACCCTGATTACCGAAGGAGAACAGGAAATCAAGCAAGGCAGTTGCCATATCTACCAGGTGCCGATTCCCAACGACATTCGCCGAGCCGGCGCGGATTACACCATCCTTGTCGAAGTGACTCTATCCTATTCGGCAGAGCCGCGACGGACGCGCCGTACTCACCGTGGCTATCTCTCGACATGGCTCGATTGGATGAGCAATCGGAAGGACGAGTCGCTGGAATCCTTCGTTTCGCGAGCCGTCAAGGACGAAGACCCGGCGGTCCGCGAAGGCACAAGCTTCGGATGGGCAATCAGCACTCGCTCCAGCGATGGCCAGATTGCGGATGTGCGCCGCAGCATCGGCACGGTCCAGAAGGATTGGGCCTACATCAAGTCAAACGCGTTGCCCGAGAATTTCTGCATCGCGGTGCGCGGCCACAAGGGCTGGAGCAAAGACCCGGACAACACGGCCAGCTACACGCTGGCGGTGACGTTCGAGATCGTCGGCAAGGAAATCGAAATCTACGACCCGCTCCGCGCCGCCGTGCAGGAACTGCAAGCCGAGCTTGGAATTGCCGAAGTTGAAGCAGAAATTGATGTCTAGGTGTAGAATCTGTGCGAAAGGACGCCCCCAAATTGAGACGTAAGGAATCCTTGGAATTAGATAATTGCCGCTGCATATCCGTTCTGAGTGGAATATCCCGTCAATTCTCTCCTCCGCCCGGTAGGTAAACAACAGAGGCCTCGCTCGGCCACCAACCTGCCCCAGCCATCGCCGCGATCGGTGGCATTCTCTTGCGGAGATTTTGACCATGACCAACTGCGCTGAAGCTGCGCGCGGGCCCGACGAGCAGCGACTTGTCGACGTCGCATCGATCTTGGCTGTGGGAATCCTGCGGCTCCGGGAGCGGCAGTCGCTGCCCGTGGCCAAACAGGGGAAAAACCCTGGCGATTCCCCTCCAGATCGCCTTGAGCTTTCCGGCGAAACCGTGCTCAGTGTGGTCCACGGCGGTTAACCCGCCGAGAGATCGGTTCCCCAGGACCATCAGGAGACACGCATGCAATTGAACGTCGGAAAAGAAGTCGCAGTGATGCAGGAGATGCCAGTCGCGCAGCTCCGGAATCGCTATGCGGAAGTGTTTGGCGAAACGACCAACGCCCGCAATAAGCAGTGGCTGCTCAAGAAGATCATCTGGCGACTTCAGTCGATGGCCGAGGGCGATCTGTCCAAGCGGGCTCGAGCTCGCGCGATGGAGATTGCCAGCGACGCCGACATTCGGAGGCGGCCGCCTAAGGCTCCCGCCCCCAAACTGGATGCAACGCAATCGCCACCGATTTCCGTGTCAGGTTCGCCCGACAATCGGGTGCCGATTCCGGGCTCGACGATCATGCGGGAGTACAAGGGACGGCTGCTCGAGGTGCTCGTGCTGGAAGACGGGTTCGAGTACGCGGGCGAGAAATTCAAATCGCTCAGCGGCGTGGCGAAGCGGATCACGGGCTCGCACTGCAATGGCTACCTCTTCTTCAATCTAAAGCGAGGAGGTGACCAATGAGCCGAAAGTCCAATGGCGCGACTCCGGCTCCCATCGCGGGCGTGCGCTGCGCGATCTACACCCGCAAGTCGACCGAAGAGGGACTCGAACAGGAGTTCAATTCGCTCGACGCGCAGCGGGAATCGGCCGAGGCCTACATCAAGAGCCAGCAGCACGAGGGCTGGACCTGCCTGCCCGATCGCTACGACGACGGCGGATTCACAGGCGGCAACATGGATCGCCCGGCGCTCCGGAGACTGATGACCGACATTGAGGCGGGTCGGATCGACTGTGTGGTGGTCTACAAGGTGGACCGGCTGAGCCGATCGCTGCTGGACTTTGCCCAACTCATGGGCAAGTTCGACAAGCACCAGATCGCCTTCGTCTCGGTCACGCAGCAGTTCAATACGACCAACTCGATGGGCCGGTTGATGCTCAACGTGCTGCTGTCGTTCGCGCAGTTCGAGCGCGAGATCATTTCCGAACGGACCCGCGACAAGATCGCGGCCACGCGGCGCAAAGGGAAATGGTGCGGTGGCCTGCCGCCGCTCGGTTACGACGTCATCGACACCAAGCTTGTCCTCAATCAAACCGAAGCCGAACAGGTTCGAGCGATCTTCGATCTCTACGTGCAGCACGAAGGTTTGGTGGCCGTGGTACAGGAACTGGACGCCCGCGGCTGGCGAACCAAACAGTGGACGACCAAGAAAGGCACGACCAAGGGCGGGCGATCGTACGACAAGAATACGCTCTACGGCATGCTGCGAAACGTCACGTACCTCGGCAAGCTCAAGTACAAGACGGAGGTTCACGAGGGAGAGCACGAACCGATCATCACCCGCGATGTCTGGACGCGGGTTCAGAACTTGCTCCAGCGAAACGGCAGCAACGGCGGCGCGCTGATCCGAAACCGGTTCGGGGCAATCCTTAAGGGACTCCTCTTTTGCAAGGCGTGTCAATGCTCGATGTCGCCGACCCACGCGACGAAGAAGAACAAGCGATATCGCTACTACGTCTGCAACAACGCGACGAAGCGCGGGTGGCACAACTGCTCCGGGCAATCGCTCCCGGCCCACGAAATCGAACGATTCGTGCTCGACCAGATCCGCTGCATCGGTCGCGATCCTGCGGTCATCGGCGAAACGATCCGCCAAGCGCGGATGCGAACCACGCGGCAGATGGAACTGCTCACGCAAGAGCGAAAGCGGCTCGAGAAAGATCTGGGAAAATACGAGCGATCGACACAGGCGTTAGTCAGAGCGGATCGTTCAGCCAAGGACACCCCCAAGCTCGCCGAACTGCAAAGTCGAATCCGGCCGATCGAGCAGCGATTGAGTGAGGTGCGAGACGAGCTGCAGTCGCTCCAGCGTGAATTGATCGACGAGGCGGACGTCACCACCGCGCTGGCCCAATTCGACACCGTCTGGCAATCGCTCAAGGTTGCGGAACAGAACCGGCTCATCCGGCTGCTGATCGAGCGCGTGGACTATAGCGGCGAGGCAGGCACCATCGTGGTCACCTTCCAGCCTAGCGGGATTCGAACATTGCTTGAACATGCACAGCGAGGAGACGCAGCATGACGATGGGAATCCAGGTCGAGACCAAAGTCCATTTCACCAGCGGCAGCAAGGGACGCCGGCGGCTTCATGCAGGGCCAGTCGCTCCGCCGGTCGAGGTGGGGCGGATCCCGAGGATCACGCGGATGTTGGCTCTTGCGCACCGGTTCGATCGCCTGTTGCAGGACGGTGTGGTTACTGACCAGGCAGATCTGGCTCGACTCGGTCACGTCAGCCGGGCGCGGGTCACCCAGATCATGAACCTGCTGCAGTTGGCCCCCGACATCCAGGAGTCGATTCTCTTCCTGCCGCGAATCCAGCGAGGTCGCGAGCCTATCCAGGAGCACCAGATCCGACCGATTGCAGCCACCCCCGACTGGAGGGTGCAGCGACAGCTGTGGGATCGACTTAAGTCCAGCATCCAAGGCTAGTTACGACCACTGGAAAGATTTAATGCTAGCACCGATTGTGCTAGCTAGGCTGGCTCTGTATATTCTTCCAAATCACCTGAAGCCCTTCAGGTTGATTATGGAAAGCCAGTCCCTGCTAGGCCCGTGATTCAATGACCGACGCTCCCAAAAAACGCGGACGAAAACCAGCTCTGCAGCTGACCGAAACGCAGCGGCGCGTGCTGCAAGAGCTTCGCGATTTTCTGGTTGAGCACGGCTTCCCTCCTTCCACCCACGAACTCGCCGATCGGCTTGGAGTATCGTCGGCGACCGCCCATGAGCAGGTGGGCCAGCTGGTGAAGAAAGGGTTCCTCACGCGCGAGGCCCGCAAGGCTCGCAGTCTGCGACTGGCCCGTCCGTTTGAAGAAGACCACGCCCCCGCCGATTTGGTTTCGATTCCGTTGCTGGGTAGCGTAGCCGCCGGACATCCGATCCTGGCGGAAGAGAACATTCTGGGCGAAGTGATGATCGAACGTCGCCTGGCCGCCAATGGGCGCTGCTTTGCGCTCCGCATTACCGGCGAAAGCATGCGCGACGCCGGTATCAACGATGGCGATTTGGTGGTCGTCCGTCAGCAGCCCGTCGCCGAGAACGGCGACATCGTCGTGGCGCTGCTGGCTGGAGACGCCACCGTCAAGCGGTTGTCGATTCGCGATCACGCGATCGAACTTCGACCAGAGAATTCCTCGTTCCGTCCCATCCCGATTGGGCCGGACGATGATCTTCGCATACTCGGCAAAGTGATTGGTATCAGGCGTTTGTAATGGGGGGAGGTAATTAGTGTATGTCACGACAGTTTTCGATTCCGACCGTCCTGCGGATGGTCCCCAATGAGCTACTCGCTCAGTTTTTCACTCGACTGGAGCTGGGCGATCTCGACATCAAGTGGGAAGAACTCGGCGAGCGCGAAATCGATCCCATTCTGAAGGAGATCGGCGAACTGAGCCGAACGCAGCAAGACACGATCGAGGGCGCGCTGCGGAGCGTCTTCGACCTCGCGTGTGAGACCGGCATCGACGCGATCTTCGAGGCGGCGACGAAGTGTGGCGATCTCGACCTGCCCTCCGCGATGCCCAGCGATTCGGGACCGTACGCCAAGGCGATGTGGACCTGGCTCAATCGCGGCGAAGCGTTCGAAAAGGCAGTGTTGATCCACCAGGTCGAAAACCTGAGCTGGTGGCGGAAGCGTCGCGACTTGCCAAAGCAGCCGGCTGACACGAGCCCCGAAGCGCGGGAGCGCTTGGGCAAGGCGATTTCGGATCTGCTCCTATGGGAGCAGGGACGAGGACAGGCTTGCACCGTCGAGCACTTTTCGCGCGCGGATGGAACCGACTATTTCTTCGCGCACCCGGATGACTTCGTCCAGAACGTGACGGCCCATGATGACGATGGCGTGCTGACGCCGCGAACGTTTCGCCAGACATTCGTGATCGTCTTTGCCTTCAATGCAGACGAGGGCACGCTGGAGCTGTACGCACGCGTCGCGCCCAAGCTGAAGGCGAAGATCGAGAACCTGTTCGCACGCGCGGTCCTCGATACGGATCTGGGAACCTGGAACCCGGACGCGGCCTACGAGCTGAACCAGCTCAAGGATCGCACCTTCGAGCTGGCGACGGACGCGGAGGATCGAATCCGAGTCTACATCCGTAAGGTGCGATTATCGTTCAAGAACAGCGGTCGGCGCATCTGGTTGGAAGTCGAGGACGATCACGACAACATCCACGACATGATCGACGATTGTCTGAATCGAGAGAACGTGTCGATGGACGACGTCAATCTCACTTTGGTCACGTTCAAGTTTCAGTTCTTGCCGCTCGAAGGGCGAAAGCCGGGAACCTTGACGTTCGATGTCGCGTGGCCAAGTTCCTGCGGGCTGCGCAATCAACGTCCGGAGCGAATCGAAGTGGCCCAGAAGTATTTGAAGCGTTGGAAGGTCGATGGTGGACGAGCCCTTAAGTTTGATTTTGAGGCGATTGGAGAGCAAGCCGCCGACGATTACGAAGACTGAACTCGGCGCTGCTTCTGAGCAACTTCAGCAACTCGGTCTGCTGCGGCAGGCCGAGCCGGCTCGTTCTCTGCCATGTCCTGAGTGCGACGGTTCGCGGAATCTTCAGGTCGAGTTCATCAAGGACAACAAGACCGGTCGCATGCACGGCTTCATCGCTTGCCCGGAATGCGGAACGAGCGAGATCGACCCGCGGAAACTGGAACGCTGGCGGATTGATCCGGTGACGATGCTCCGCGCGGTATTGGCCAAGCTCACACCGGCACCCCGCGAGCCCGCTGAGGTTATTTCAGGCCAGCTCTGGAACGCCGGCAAGGTCCATCTTCTGGGGCAGCTTCGGGAGATCTTCTTCATCGCCGGCTATCGCACGGCCACGGGCTCTTCCGCCGTCGACTTCCTCCGCACGCGCACCAAGTGCATCGTCCTGATGCCAAGCGAAATTGGCGTGGCTCGCTGGGGTGCCGCCTCCAGCAACCTCGTGCTCGCGATTGAGGCGTTCGCGACGCTGCAGGCGACAGGTATCGCGATCGACCAGCAGGTGCTCGAAGCACGAGTGGCGGCGTTCTTCGGCGACAAGAAATCCAAGGCTGCTCCCAAACGGCGAGCCAGCCGACTCGCGGGTTTGGATGCGCTGGAACGCGAGCTCACCGAGCATCTGCGTGCTGCCCGCGACCATGCCGTGACCAGTCGCGATTTTGGGGGCGAAGCCAAACTGCTGCGGCGTCCGACAAAGACCCAACTAGCCAAACGCGCGGGTGTTTCGCCATCGGACGTTACACGCTGTTTTCAAGACAAGCAGGGAGCCAACCTACGCAGGATGTGGGAACTGGCCGCCGACCTCGACGCCATCATCGGATACCGGGAGGACTGAGCGCTTCTTGCAGTTTGATCGATTAGCTGCAACTGCAAGAACTGAAATTGCGAACGAAAACCACTGCCCCGGCAGCACTTGCGCTGTCGGGGCAATTTTTTTGACGCGCATCTGCAAGACGGGCGGAGGACGTCGCGGCACCAGCGTGGTGCTGCCCAAGACGTCTCTCTGCGGAGTCTTGCAATGGCAAGTTCAAAGCACCGTTCCAGCGACGGCGTGTCGCCGGAAAACCCCATCAACAAGTTCGCGGCTCATCTGATTCGCCGCAAAGCCCGGGAACTGGCTTCCCGCTCCGGCTTCAGCCCGTCCGATCGGGACGACATCGAACAGGAACTGCGGCTGCTCCTGTTGCGGCGGCTCGACAAGTTCGACCCTTCGGTGGCGCACTACAACGCCTTCGTGACGACAGTGATCGAACGCTACTCGGCCACGATTCTCGAGCATCGGCGAGCCGAAAGCCGCTCGCATTCTCGCTACGGCGGGTCGCTCAATCAGCTGGTCGATGACGGCGACGGCAACAAGATTGAAATGGGGGCCACGCTGCCGGAAGACCAGCAGAGCGTGCGCACTGGCGTTCGGTTTCGCAGCGGTGAAGAGCTGCATGACCTCGCGACCGACGTCGCGCAACTGATTGCCGATCTGCCGCCCGAAGTCGCTGACATCTGTGAGCGGCTCAAGCGAGACACGATCTCCGTCGTGGCTCGCGATCTGGGGATGCCACGAAGCACGCTTCGCGACCTTCTCAAGGGCGTGCGCTCGCGTTTCGAGAGCTGCGACATGCGCGGGTATTTGTAGTTTTCTCCGTCAATCCGCGTCGGCAGCCGGTATGTACTCAATAGATACCTGCTTGTCGCTCGCTCGACTGGAGAGCACTCATGCCCACTGAAATTCATCGCTATACGTTCGACTCCGCGATTGCCTTCGAGGACGTCGAAGCCTCGCTCCTGCTGGCGATTTTCGCTGCCGAGAGCCTGCATGGTGAATCTGAAGTGCGCCTGGATGCCGCCCACGCTGTCGATGCGGACCAGCGGAGTTGCGTGATCGACGCCAGCACGCAAGTCGGACGAGACATCAATCGTCTCTTCACCGGTTTCGTCCTGCGTGAATTCGGGCCTGACTCTTTTCGCGTTCAGCGAGTCGATCACATTGTCGCCCGCCAGCCCCAGGAGGTTCATGTATGAACATCACGCAAGTATGGAAACGCACAACTGGGGCTGGCGGCAGCGACATCTCCTGGAACGACGTGCTCATTCGCGAGCCTTCGGAGGTCTACCACGCTCAGGCATGCGAGTATCTGAGCAGCCATCGATTGTCCGCGTTTCGGGAGTGTCCCTTGCTGTACCGCAAGTGGCAACTCGGCGAGATCGTGGACGAGGACCGCCCCGCCTACGTCGTGGGACGCGCCGCTCACGCGCTGATCCTCGAAGGCCGCGAGGCGTTCGACGATCAGTACGCGGTGGGTGGCCCCATCAATCCGAAGACAGGCTCACCATACGGTGCCGGCACCAAGGCTTTCGCTGAATGGGCTGAGCAAATTGGCAAAGACGTGTTGTCGGATGACCAGTCGCAACTGGTCGAGCGGATGAACGACTCGGTCCATTCGCATCCACTGGGAGCGGAGCTCCTGGCGAGCGGCGTACCGGAAGGAGTCCTTCGGGCCGAGTGTCGCGGTCTTCCCTGCCAGGTGCGGCTGGACTGGATCGCTCCTGACTACGGACTAGTCGATCTGAAGACCTCCGACAACCTCACCTGGTTCGAGTCGGACGCGCGTCGCTTTCACTACTTGCACCAGCTCGCGTTCTATCGCGCCATCGTCGCGGAAGCGACGGGCGAAACGCTGCCGGTCTATCTCATCGCCATCGAGAAACGCGAGCCGTTCCGCTGTGGCGTGTGGCTCGTCGGTCAGGACGTTCTCGGAGCCGCGCAGCGCGAGAACGAGGAGGCGATGACCCGCCTACGCCACTGCATGGCCACCGACGATTGGCCGACCGGCTACGAGACGCTGCGGACCTTCGACTGGATGTGAGCCAGCGAGCGCCAACTGACTTTGTTCATGAACACCTTTTCGACGGAGGACCTTCGTGATTGCCCCGAGTATCGATGAGCGAGTGTCCTTGGCCATCGCTGTGCGCCGGTACCTGCAAGCCAGCGATCGATTCCACAGTGCATCGAAGGATTTCGACGAAGCATGCCACGAAGTGCGAAAGCAGGCGTCGCGGGACAGCCGCTACGTGGTCCGCATCGATTATCGGCACTGGCTGCTGGAGATCGACTCGCAAGGCAACTTCGAGATCGAAGAGATTGAACTGCTGTGAACCAAATCGAGCCACACGACCCGACCATCACTCGTTTCGCAAGAAGGAGAATCACTGATGAGCATTCTGAATCGCATTGAACGAGGTCGCGCATCGCGGCCACCTCGGCTCCTACTTTATGGAGTCGAAGGTATCGGGAAGAGCAGCTTCGCGTCCTGTGCGCCGCGTCCCATTTTCATCCAGACCGAGGATGGTCTCGATGAAATCGACTGCGACAAATTCCCTCTCGCCACCTCGCTGGCTGAGGTCACGTCGACTCTCGGTGCCCTTCAATCCGAAGAACACGACTTCCAGACCGTCTGCATCGACAGTCTCGATTGGCTCGAGCGGCTGATCTGGGACCGCGTCTGCCAAGACTTCGGCGTCAAGAGCATCGAGAAGGCCGATGGCGGATACGCTCGCGGCTACATGCATGCCTTGACCTACTGGCGCGAGATCATCACCGCACTCACGCAGCTGCGAAACGATCGCCACATGGCGGTGATCTTGATCGCGCATTCCAAAGTCGAACGGGTCGAGGATCCACTGACGCCCTCGTACGACCGCTACTCGCCGCGCCTGCACAAACACGCCTCCGCGCTGCTCGGCGAATGGGTGGACGCGATTCTGTTCGCCCACTGGAAGTACCGCACGCGCAGTGAGGATGCCGGCTTCGGTCGGGAGCGCAGTATCGCGATCCCTATCGGAGCCAACGGCGAAGACCGAGTGCTGCGCACCGTTGGTAGTCCGGCGTGGGTCGCCAAGAACCGCTTCGGGCTCGCACCGGAAATCCCGCTCCTCTGGCAAGCCTTCGCAGACGGCTTGATGAACGAGCTCGTCGCCAGTTGATCGTCATGACCATTCACTAACCACAACCCATTTCGTCACCACTCTCAATTGAAGGAGCCAACACGATGGCCAATCTGACAGGATTCGATGCCAACCAAGTGGAACCGTCCGCCGATTTCGAGGCGATCCCCGCCGGTAAGTACCTGGCGATGATCACCGAATCGGAGATCAAGCCGACCAAGTCCGGAGCTGGCAGCTACCTGCAGCTGACATTCGAAATTCTCGAAGGGCCTTACAAGGGGCGATTCCTCTGGTCGCGGCTAAATCTTGACAACCAGAACGCGACCACGGTGCAGATCGCACGTGCGGAGCTGTCCTCGATTTGCCGGGCGGTCGGTGTGATGACGCCCAGCGATTCGGTGGAACTCCACAACCTGCCCATGCTCATCACGGTCAAGTGCAAGAAGCGTGACGACACGGGTGAGGTGTCCAACGAGATCAAAGGCTACGCCAAGAAGGAAGCGGTCAAGGGACAGCCACAGCAGGCGGCGAGCAGTGCACCACCCTGGCGTCGCTGATCAAGAGGCCCCAAAGGAGAAATGACGTGGAAGTCGAGTTGCCATTCCCACCGAGTCTGAACCACCTGTGGCGACGAGTTGGGAATCGCACGCTCATCAGTCGACGCGGCCGCTCGTTCCGTCAACAGGTATGCTCGATTCTCAGGGGAACCGAGCCATTGTCCGGACCGCTGACGGTCGTCATCGATCTCTTCCCACCTGACCGTCGCCGGCGCGATGTCGACAACGTCCAGAAGGCGTTGCTCGACGCGCTGGCGCACGGCGGTGCGTACCACGACGACTCCCAGATTGCGCGGCTCACGATCGAGCGTCGCGAGGTCGTTCCGGGAGGCAAGGTGCGAGTGCGAATCGAGGACTACGCCGATGGCAACGGATCTCGCTGACCCAATCAATCATCCGAGTCACTACACCTTCAGCCACATCGAAGTGATCGACGCGATCGAGGCTTGGGAACTCGGATTCCATCTGGCCAATGTCATCAAGTACGTCGCTCGCGCGGATCGCAAAGGCCGACCGCTCGACGATCTGAAGAAGGCGAGGTGGTACCTCGATCGAGAAATCCAGCGTAGGGAGGGCGACGCTCAACATGATTCTGCGACCGTATCAGCAAGCGGCCCTTGACGCCGTCTACGAACACCTGCGAACCAGGGACGACAACCCCTGCGCCGTGATTCCGACCGCTGGTGGCAAGACGCCGATCATGGCCACGATCTGTCGCGATGCGGTGGTTCAGTGGAATGGCCGAGTGTTGATTCTCGCGCACGTGAAAGAGCTGCTCGAGCAAACGGCTGACAAGCTGCGAGCGGTTTGCCCGGAGGTCAACTTCGGGATCTACTCCGCGGGCCTGAAACGCCGCGACACCAACAATCCGATCATCGTGGCGGGCATCCAGTCGGTGTATCGGCGTGCCTGCGAGTTGGAGTCCTTCGATCTGGTGATTGTCGACGAAGCGCATTTGATTCCGCTCGACGGCGATGGGATGTATCGGCAATTCCTGGCTGACGCCAAAGTCGTCAATCCCAACCTGCGCGTCATTGGTTTCACGGCCACTCCGTTCCGGCTCAAGAGTGGATCGATCTGCACGCCGGATGGGTTCCTGAATCATGTCTGCTATGAGGTCGGCATTCGCGAGCTGATACGTGATGGTTTCCTCTGCCCGCTGGTCACCAAGGCAGGGCGATCCAAAGCGGACACCACCGAACTGCATGTGCGTGGTGGCGAGTTCGTTGCGGACGAAGTGGAAAGCCTGATGGACCAGGAATCACTGGTCCAAGCGGCATGCTCGGAAATCGTGGAATACACCGCGGATCGGAAAGCGTGCCTGATCTTCTCCTCGGGCGTCCAGCATGGACAGCACATCGTCGAGACGCTCCATCGAGAACATGGCATCCAGTGCGGCTTCGTGACGGGAGAAACGTCGACCCCCGAACGGGACGAAACACTCTCGCGGTTCAAGGCCGGCGAGCTCAAATACCTGTGCAACGTAAACGTGCTCACGACCGGTTTCGATGCGCCGCACATCGACTGCGTCGCCTTGCTGCGTCCGACGAAGTCGCCTGGGCTTTACTACCAGATGGTCGGTCGTGGCTTTCGCCTCCACCCGAGCAAAGAAGACTGCCTCGTGCTGGATTTCGGGGGCAACGTGCTGCGGCATGGTCCTGTTGACCAGATCAGGGTCACGCAGCGCGAGGGCAGTAGTGGCCAGGCTCCGGCTAAGGAATGCCCCGAGTGCCAGGCAGTGATCGCTGCCGGGTTCGCGAGTTGTCCGCAGTGCGGATTCGTCTTTCCGCCACCCGAACGCCAGAAGCACGACAGTCGAGCCAGCGAAGAAGGCATCCTCTCTGGGCAGGTTACGACCACCAAGTATCCCGTGCACGAGGTTTCATATGGCGTGCATGTCAAGCGCGGTGCGGACGAGGATGCTCCGCGCACTCTGCGGGTCGACTACCGCATCGGCTGGAACCAATACAAGTCCGAGTGGATCTGTCTCGAGCACTCAGGGTACGCGCGAGGCAAGGCGGTCGCGTGGTGGAAGCGACGGTCGCCGGATCCCGTTCCGGACACGATCGAGCGCGCGGTCGACATCGCCCATGGCGGCGGACTGGCCAACACCCTCTCGATCACGGTGCGCGCCGTCGCCGGCGAGCAATACGAACGCATCATCGACTACGAGCTGGGCGCGATGCCCGAGCCGCTGGCGGCCATGGAATGCGATGCCTACGACCCAGACGAGATTCCCTTTTGAGCAAGGAGGCCACCCGTATGCCCGTGAACCCACGCTGCTGGGTGCGCTGCCTCGACTGCAGCCACCGAACGATGATCCCGCGCTGCTGGCTGGACCGTCGCACCAGACCACGATGCGTGCGGTGCGGCGGTCCGATCGAACCGTCCGAAGACGCTCGCCGGGCCCTGGTTCGCGGCATGGACCTGGCGAGGCGTCGCAAGGAGGGCAGTCAGTGAACGAGATCGCGACGAGTTATCTCGCCTCGGGTCTGTGCGTTCTGCCGGCGGTGCGCGCGGAAAAGCGGCCAGCTTTATCGGGCTGGAAGGCTTTCCAGTCACGCTTGCCGAGCCGGCAGCAGATCGAGCACTGGTTCCGTGGCGATGTCGATGCGTTGTGCATCGTCGCTGGCTCCGTCAGCGGTAACCTGGAGGTGATCGACTTCGACCGCGAGGCCGACCAGTTCGACGACTGGGCCGCGCTGATTCCTGAACAACTACTGTCGCGATTGGTCATCGAGCGTACGCAGTCTGGAGGTCGCCACGTCATTTACCGTGTCGCAGAACCCGTCAGCGGGAACATGAAGCTGTCGCAGGCTCAGCGCGACGGCAAAGTCGTGACCCTGATCGAGTCGCGCGGCGAAGGCGGACTCTTTCTATGTGCTCCGACACCCGGCTATACGCTCGAGCACGGCTCTCTGACTGACCTGCCCGTGCTATCGGCCGACGAACGGGATTCGTTGCTCGAGGCGGCGTGGAGTTTGAATCGTTACCAGGTGCCGACTGTTGGTCCGGCAGCCGCAACTGACACGCATGGCCAGCTTCGTCCGGGCGACGACTTCAACCAGCGAGGCGAAGTCCGTGATGTGCTGCGCCGACATGGTTGGGTGCTGGTTCGGTCCGGGCAGAACGAATACTGGCGCAGGCCCGACAAGACGTCGGGGTGGTCCGCCACGTTCAAGGATCGAGTGTTCTACGTCTTCAGCGCCAACGCGGCTCCGTTTGAGCCGAACCACGCGTACTCGCCGTTCGCGGTGTTCGCGCTTCTTGAGCATGGCGGCGACTACGAGGCCGCTGCGAAGGACCTGCGCACCGAAGGTTTCGGCAGCGACGATGCCGTTTGCGTTCCGTACTCGACGCCTCCCGCCATCTGCAGCGATGACGACATCCCGTCGCCCGAGCCGATCGCGCAGCCGAATGACCCGGGACCGATGCCGGAGCACATGCTGCGGATTCCAGGGTTCGTGTCAGAGGTGATGGACTATTGCCTGGCGACCGCACCGTATCCCAACCAGGTCATGGCGTTCAGCGGAGCGCTCGCTCTGCAAGCCTTCTTGGCTGGACGCAAGGTTCGCGATCCGGGCGACAACCGCACAAATCTGTATTTGCTGGGGCTGGCGCATTCGGCAGCCGGCAAGGATTGGCCTCGTAAGATCAACACTCGCATCTTGCACGAGATTGGGCTGGCCGACTGCACTGGCGAGCGGTTCGCGAGCGGCGAAGGGATTCAGGACGCCTTGTTTCTGTCACCCAGCATGTTGTTCCAGACCGACGAGATCGACGGGATGCTCCAGTCGATCAACAAGTCCCGCGACGCGCGGCACGAGAACATCATGACCACGCTGCTGACGTTCTACTCGAGCGCCAACAGCGTCTATCCAATGCGCCGCAAAGCGGGCAAAGAGTCGCCGGGCTCGATCAACCAACCGTCGCTGGTCATCTTCGGCACGGCAATTCCCAACCACTACTACGAGGCGCTCTCGGAGCGGATGCTCACCAACGGCTTCTTCGCCCGCATGATCATCCTCGAATGCGGCCGGCGCGGGACAGGACAGGAACCAACGATCGCCGAGATCCCAGATCGTGTGCAGGAAACGGCCCGCTGGTGGAACGACTACCGACCCGGCCAGGGAAATCTGCAGGACTGGCATCCGATCCCGGCCGTCGTGCCACACACCAACGAAGCCAAACAGATCCTGGTGGCGGCGCGTATCGAGGCCGAGGCCGAGTACGAGCGAGCGGAAGCCAACAACGATGCCGTGGGGACGACCGTCTGGGGGCGCGTGAGTGAGCAGAGTCGCAAGCTCGCGCTGCTGTACGCGATCAGCCAGGACGCCAGGAATCCGGAGATCGGCCGCGATGCCGCCGCGTGGGCCGTCGCCTTCGTCATGCACCAAACCAGACGCATGCTTTGCATGGCCGGTCGCCATGTCAGCCGCAACGACTTCGATGCCATGGCCAAGGAGATGCTGCGCGTACTGCGCTCTTGGAGTGACAAGCGGGGGAACAAGCCGATGCCGGAGTGGGAGTTAACCAGGCGACTGCCGTGGAAGCCGAGCGACCATGACGACGTGATCAAGCTGCTGCGTAAGCAGAAGCTGGTCGACTGCGGGCCGAGCCCGTCGAAGACCAAACCGGGAACGATCTACTGGCTGGTCGAGGCCTGAGAGATTGGCCGCGCTTTTCGATCCCGCAGGCGGAGGTATCGACCAGGCAGGCAAAGCCGCGATGAGGATTTGGGATCCAGCGACCAATGCCACGGATCGGGAAATGGACGTAAGTCCTTGGGAGTCAGGTACATGGATAACAAGAATAATATTACATCAATTCCTCATGTGTACACGTACGAGTCTATGCGTACGCGTGCGTATGAGAGCCCAGTGGATGAATTGAGGCTTTTGAGGAATTTCCCAGCGGGCCATTCTCTGCCCGGTCGCGGACACCAAGTCATCGCTACCCGCTTGGCCGCACGTCGGCCCGGTGTCGCGTCGCGTCGCGTTCCATCGCCCCGTACGCGAACTCTTCGCCGCAGCGCGACACGTGGCCACACGGTGGCCCACGGCGCGTCTGCCAGCCTGTCAGACCTCTGCCGGGCCCATAGGTACTTCCGGGCGGATTTTCGACGGAAGACGCACGTGGGAACAAACGCCAACCATCGGAGAGTTTGTTTTTTTGGCCCGTGCCCCGTTTCGGAGAAGTCGCCATGCAACTGACACCGCCCCCTGATGCTTCGCAACCTCGTTCACGCGACGAGTTCTGGAAGTCGTTTGTCGTCCCGACAGCCCAAGGGCTTGAAGGGTTCCTGTGGCGAGTCGCCTGGTTCGCCGTGCTGATCAAGATCCTGTTTTTCAACTAACGCAAGGAGGTTCCCGTGAAGATCGAACTGCGGCGCATTGCTGACGTTCACCCATACCCCAACAACCCGCGTTCCAACGACGATGCCGTGGACGCCGTCGCGAACTCGATCCGCGAGTTCGGCTTTCGCCAACCGATCGTCGTCGATTCCGAAGGCGTGATCATCTGTGGCCACACCCGCTTTAAGGCAGCTCAGAAGCTGGGCCTGGAAAAGGTCCCCGTTCACGTCGCCAGAGATCTGACGCCCGAGCAGATCAAGGCCTACCGGATCGCCGACAACAAAACGGCGGAGCTGGCCGAGTGGAACTATGATCTGCTACCCATCGAGCTCGCCGATCTGCAGGCCTGCAACTACGACCTGGGGCTGCTCGGGTTCGACCAGGATGAGTTGGCCAAGCTGCTCAATCCGGAATTGAACGAAGGGCTCACCGATCCGGATGACATTCCCACGCCTCCTGACGAGGCGATCACGCAGCCGGGCGACCTGTGGATCCTGGGAAACCATCGACTGCTCTGCGGTGATTCCAGCAAGCCGGAAGACCTCGACCGACTGCTCGGCGGCCAAACGATCCAGCTGGTCAACACCGACCCGCCGTATAACGTGAAGGTCGAGCCCCGCTCGAACAACGCCATCGCTGCTGGTCTCAGTTCGTTTCAGGGGACGACGCATCATCAGGGACTCGACCTTGCGCGGCATCCGGAGAAGTCCAAGCCGACTCAGAAGAAGCTGCGGGCCAAAGACCGGCCGTTAGCCAACGACTTCGTGAGCGATGACGAGTTCGATCGGCTGCTCGATGCCTGGTTTGGTAATGCGGCTCGCGTGCTCGATCCTGGTCGCGGGTTCTACATCTGGGGTGGCTACGCCAACTGTGCAAACTACCCGCCGTTCCTGAAGAAGCATGGCCTTTATTTCAGCCAGGCGATCATCTGGGACAAGATGCACCCGGTCCTTACGCGCAAGGACTTCATGGGCGCGCACGAGTGGTGTTTCTATGGCTGGAAGGAAGGCGCAGCGCACGTCTATCTCGGCCCCAACAACGCCACCGATCTCTGGCAGGTCAAGAAGGTCAACCCGCAGTCGATCTGA